CCGGCGATACAGCGCAGGTCGGAACCCGGAAGGCACACATCACGGATAGCTCGCATCTCGGCACGCGCCGGGCCAGTCATCGACGCACCTCGGTTGTAGACCAATGAGACCAGCGCCCCCTGGGCGTCAGCAGGAAGGGCGTCGAACCCACCGACGCCGAACGCGCGCCGAGCACTGGCTTGATACCGCGGCAGCGAGGCTGCTGCGAAAACGTCGCTGGCAAGGCCGAACGGTACGCGCACATCGCCCAGCCGTCGCGCCACGGGCTGGGCGGCCCGGCCGGTGACGCCAGCCGTCGCTTGCAGCCGCTCGACGGCCGCCAGAACCGTCCAGTCCAGCCAGATCTGCTGACGGGTCTGGTGACCACCGTCATAGCCGATACCCCAAGTGACCCCCGAGGCGCCGCCTGGCCAGATCGGAGACTGGTAGCGCCGCGTGTACAGGGCTTGGCTGCCAACCTCCCAGCGGACGATCAAGGCCACCGCAGCCGGCGAGACTGCGGGCCAGGCGTTGGTCGCGCCTTCCGGCGGCACCAACTGCTGCACCGCCTCCTGAAGCGCCACTACTACAGGCACGACCACCGCGGTGGTGGACGCCTGTGCGGCACGGAGCGCCGGCGCCGCGGACTGAGCGACATCGGTGCGCGCTTCAACGACGGCCCCGGTCAAGGCGGGCATTTTTCCGCCCGGCGCTGCCGCTGCCGGCCCATAGCTGCAACCGACCAGCACCGAGACGAGCAGCGCAGACAACACACGGCGGGCTTTCATCGTGCGATCCAGAAGAAGGCCACGAACAGGCCAATCAGGAAGAGCCACTCCACACGGTCCAGCAGCAGAAGTCGCCACGCCGCGGCATCACCGCTGCGCGCTGCATCGTGAAGCCGCTGCTCTTCGGACTCGTTGAGGTCATACAGATACGTGCGCTTGAACAGCCATGCGCCGGCACAAGCAGTTGCCAGGTAGGCGGCAAAGATCGGCAGCTGCACCAGCTGCGCAAGTACGTCCGCGCCAATGGAGCGATCAAGCGCCCCCAGCAGAATCCACCCCAGCAGTGCCAGGAAGACCAGCACCGGAAGCCAGACGATGAACTCCTGCCAACGGCTGAAGAAGGAGAGGATGTGTTTCATGGTGTTTTCTGCGCCTGTTCGACGGTGTTGAGACGACGCTCCAGTTCGGCGATTCGCCAGATCACGCCGTTGTCCAGCTTGGCGTTGACCACCTGCACATCGCTCGTTACCTGCTGGAGCCCTTTGCCCTGCTCTGCCTGGATGCTGCGAATGTCGTTGAGCATCCAACTCACCACGCTGCCTGCGATCGTCAGCACGAACGGCAGCGCGTAGATGGCGACCTTCAGCGCCACCGACGCAAACTTTCCGTTCATTGCCCGATCCAGCTGGGCGTTTGCATCAGTGGTGCTCATCGATCCCCCTGTGTAGATAGAAGCTCCACCACCGCACACGCCACACGGGCGTCTGTGTGCGGTGGTGGGCTGATCCTTATGCGCCGCCGGTACCGGCCGCTGCGGTGCCAGGCGTCAGGCGGACCAGCACGTCAGCGTCACCGTTCGGTGCCGGCTCTACCGCGTAACCGACCCCATTGAAGTCGGTGGCGCCGCCGGCAGCGGCGATTACCTGCTCGTCAGCGCTGGACCAGTTGACCGCTGCGCCGGTGGCGATGACCGCGGTGGCCAGCTTCGGAAGGCTGAAGACGCCTTCCACAAGGACCGCGATCCGGTCACCGATTTCGCCGTCGGTGACGGCAATCCCGAACAGCTTGCCCTTTGCGACGACACCGCCGCTCTTGACCGCTTTGTCCAGCACCACGTCCAGCACGCGGCCGTCCTGATGTGCGTTCTTCATGACTGTTTCCTCAAATCGAAAGGGACATCGGTTTGAGCACCGGCCGGTTGCCCGGCCGCGCTCGAAAGTAGTGGAGGCTTAGGCCGGGTTGCCCGGGTTCTTGTAGATGCCGCGGTAGTCGGCAATCGCCGGCGCAGCGTCAAGACGGACCTTCCAGGCCACGCCATCAACGGTGAAGCCCTGCTCCTGCTCCAGATAAGGGGTCTGATTGCCGTCCAAATATCCGACGACGATGCCGTCAACGAAGGCGGGGTTCGCCAGGCCGTACCACGCCTTGGGGTCCTTCTCGTCCAGACGACCGTGGTCCCAGACTTCGAAGGTGTTGCGGACGGTGTTCGGGTCCTTGTCACCGGTGCCAGCGCCGACGGCGTACTCGGCTTCGCGAACGGCACGCGCCTGCAGGTTCAGCGCGACCGGGGTCAGCAGCCCCTTCATCGGCACCTGGATCAGGTTGCCGCTCTTGTCCTTCTGCAGGCGCATGGCCGACTGCATGGCCCCGACGCTGGCCGTGCTGATCAGTGCGGCCGGCAGCAGATTGGCGTGTTCAGTGCTGAAGAGGCGCTTGCCGTCGGCCAGGATGGGATTGCTGTTGATCAGCTCGAACACGGCTTTCGCCAGTGTGCGACGAGCAGCTTGGCCCATCTTGCGCGGCACATCGCTGAAGATGCCCAGGTCGTCGTTGATGATGGCCTGGCGGGTGATGGTGAACAGCTTGCCGTAGGTGACGATCTTCATCGCCTGCGACTGTTCGCTGAAGGTGCCCTGCTTGTACGCGCCGCCCTCCGGCACGATGTCCAGATCCGAGAACGCGCCCAAACCCACCAGATTGGTCGGCTTGAAGTCAGGCACGTTCACCGCGCGGGTGAACTGGTCGAAGTTCTCCTCCGCCTCCTGGTAGCCCTGCGCCACAGCGCGGCGCGAGGCGTCGCCCAGCAGTGCCGGGAAGTCCGAGGTGCTGTGCGTGAAAGCCATGCCCACGATCTGCATGCGGTCCATGCCATTCACGTTGGTACCGGTGGCCTGGACGCATGCACGCGCGATTTCGCCCATGGTCATGCCACGGAACGGATTGCCATCGGTGGCCTGCACCAGGCCGGCGCGGGCCTCGATGGCGTTCGCCATTGCGGCGCGGGTCAGGTCGCGCTGATCACCGCCCGGTACGATTCCAGCATTGCCGTTGAGCGGCTGGCCGTTGGAGCCCAGCAGCGCCAGGATGTGGCGGCCGGCATTGTCGGCGGTCACACTGATATCTGCCGCGGCGATGATGCCGTTGACGTACTCAGCCACGGCCGGGTTGCCCATGTGAGACTGCGCAATCGCCTGAATCTCGGTGTTGCGCGTCCGCAGCGCGGTCATCGCCGCCGCTACCGGATCTGCTGTGGGAGCAGCGGCAGTGACGGGCGCCGCCGCCGGGGCGGCCGGAGCTACAGCCGGAGTCGCGGTATTGCCCGCCGCTGCGGCGGTCGGGAGACCGGCACTGGCGAGGATGGTGGCGTACTGCTGTTTCATGGTGGGATCCTCGATATGGCCGATCACGGCCGACTGGCTTACCTCAGGGAGTGAGGCGAAGGTTTGCGGGGAGAGGCTGGCAACGATGAGGCGACGCAGCTGGGCGGTCACCGGCGCGCCAGCCCCCTCGATTGCGTGGAGATAGCCGGTAACGGCGACTGCCGAAGCGGCCTGCCAGCGGGCGCTGGCGCCGGGGTCGGCATCCACCACCACGTCGGCCAAGCCGGCCTCGATCGCCTGCGGACCGGAGTACCAGTGGTCGGCGTCATCGGTGAGCAGCCGTTCCATGTCCTCACGGCGGCCTGAGCGAGAGGCATACGCCTCAAGCATCGCGGCCGCATGGGCGTCCAAAGCCTCAGCGTTCTGACGGAAGGTCGTGGCCGTGCCAGCCGCGACGGTGCGCGGCCCATGCACCATGACCAGCGAGCTGGCGAAGACACGGCGCTCATCGCCCGCCTGGAGGATCAGCGAGGCAATGGAAGCGGCCTGCCCCTCAACAGTCACCACGGTGCGGGCCGAATGCGACTTCAGAGCGTTGTAGATCGCCATGCCGTCGGTGACAACGCCACCAACGCTGTTCAGGCGGACGTGGATGGTCGAGGCGGTGATCTGCCCGATGCGCTCCACCAGATCCAGCGCGGACACCGATTCCTCAAAGAGGTAACCGCCGATGGCGCCATAGATCATGACTTCTGCGGTATCCGCCTCGGCGTGCACCTGGAAGAGGCACGGCCCCAGTTGGCAGTCCGGGCCAGAATCGGCGGTGATGGAAAGGTTGATGGCGCTTGCCAACAGGCTCACTCCACGCATGGTCATTCGCTCCTGGAAAGATCGCGCGTCAGCGAGCCGAGCACCTGTGCTCGGGCCTCTGCGCTGGTATTGGTCGCCGTCGGCGCGATTTCGGCGGCCTGCTGCTGCCAGTCCTCTCGCTGCCGCAGCACGTCGGTCGGGTTGTTTCCGTATTGCAGGATGTTCTGCTGCGCGCTGACCCAGCCCCGGTCCTCGGCTTCACCCTTGGCGTACGCTTCTTTCAGAGGGTCGATCCACGGCATCACAGGCCGCACGTAGGTCGACGCGGCCAAGTGGCGAAGCGTCCAGCCACGCGGCAACTTGACCTTGCCCGCAAGCACGCACGCTTCAATGAAGCGCTGCCGCTGAGGGCGAATGCTCATCGCGATAAAACGCTCGGCGAGCATCAGGTAGCTGCCCCACTTCTCCACAAGTTCCTGTCGCTGAGCCGAGTACGTGCCGTTGTAGTCCAGCGAGAGGCTGGAGTAGCTCACGCCGATACCGCCGGCGGCGGCACGCAACTGCTCTTTGCGCCAGGTCGCGGCATTCGGGTTGGGCCGATCAGTACCGAGGCTCTCGATCGATTCGCCCGGCAGCAGATCGTCAAAGATCGCGCCTGGGGCCATGCGGAGTTCGCGAACCGGAGCGCCCTCCTGCATCAGCACACGACCACCGAGCCCGTCAGCACCGCCGTACAGGCTGCCCTCGCCCTTCTTGATCTGGAAGGTCATCGACGCAGCAACCTTAGCCGCAATCCGCTCCGACTCTTCGTAGTCCTTCACGTCCTCGAAGCGAGACATGGAGCTGGCGAACACACTGAGCCCGCGCACCTGGTGCAGCCGGCTCAGGTTGGCTATGCAGTGCATGAAGTCGGCTGAGACCCGCTTCGTCTCCAACCGGTTGCCAAAGGGATCACCCGGGTGCTGCTTATAGACGTGGAACGCCACAGGGCATCCCCAGGCGTTCTTCTCGACGCCTTGCAGGATGTTGCGGGAGGGATCGGTAAACTCAAGCGGCACCAGGTCCGCTTCCAGCATCTCAATGCTGTAGGGGACGCCGCTACCGTGAACCAAGCCCGGCACGTAGCCGATCAGGTCCTGATAGAAAACATCGCCGTCGCGGAACCAGCTTCGTGCCAGTAGCTGCTGACATGCACCGTAGTCGTGCGTCTGAGTGACCTCCGGACGGTCCCACCATTCGTCCCACAGGTCATCGAGCTGCAGGGCCAGATCGCGGTTGATTGCTTGGCCCGGTAAGCGAGGGGCGGCGAGGACATCAATGCCCGAACCGACCGTGTTTTGCACCAAGACATTCAGGGCATTGGTTGCCAGATCCAGATCACGATCGAGGTGCCGCGCCTGATCCCTCAGCTGACGGGCGTCCATGCCAGCAATCGCACCGCCACTGCCCCAGTCACGCGCGAGCTTCCGGTTGCGCGACGGGCGGGTCACCTCATGAGCACGGGCTTCAACGGGGGCCGCCGCCGCTGGGGCGCGTACTGCGCGATCTGCGGCTGTGGTGGTCAGCAAGCGCTGGCGGGCGATCGACGCGGATGCCATCAGGTGGAACCGCCGAAGTCCGCAGTAGCCCAGCCTGCCCGACGGCGGCGGCCCCCGCTTGCCTCACGGTCAACAACGGCCTGCCACTCAGCGCGGCCTTTTCGAATCTCTGCCAGGTCAGCATGCGTCAACTGCCGCTCACCAAAGCGAATGCTTTGGCCCTTCAGCACGGCGATCTCCGCCTGTGCGTAGTGTTCGAGCATTTGCTGTGCAGTTGTCATGCTGCATAGGCTAGGGATACTGCTGTCCACGAACTAAACAAAGTCGTGGACACCCCCTCATGTAACTATCTGTTTTTAAAGGACCAAAAATCTAATTTGTCTCCACTTTCATTGAAACCGTGGACACGCCCGAATTTGAGGGCTTCGGAAGCCCTCCAGGGAACAACTCGTGCAGCTTTGAGCGCGACACCTCAAACTCAGCCATGACTTTTTTCACTGAATTTCCACGCTCCAACGCGCTCTTGATCAGAGCCACCGGATAGCTTCTCTGAGCCGCAGGGAAGTAGGGCTGCTCGCCCGCGAAGCAACGCATCACCGATTCTACGAACGGGCGCGCCATTGCCTCGCTGATCCCGATGTCCTCTCGCATCTTGACCAAGATGCGCGCGCGCAACTGCTCTTCAGTCTCCTTGCGCCGGCCCATCAGAACCCCCATCCATCGCGGGCAGCGATGCCTGCCGCTCGCGCGGGCGCTGGAAGTGTCGGCTTCGCAGGCGAGACAGGCGCAGGACCCGCCGCCGGTGTTTCACGGGAATCCGAGGATTGGTCAAACAGCCCTCGTGACACGGGGTGATACTGCTCCTCAAGTGCAGCCCACTGCGAGTCGCGAATCACGTCCGCCTTTACCGCCGGGGCGAGCGAGGCCCAGATGGCATAGATGACAGTGTCCAGCTCTTCGTTCCTTGCGCCCTTCGGTTTGATCCACGCACCCGCGTCTTGATCGAAGTACTCGACCGTCAAGCCCTTGAAGTAGCGCGCAGGCAGCGCACCCGGATCCGGGTTTAGAGGATCGTGTACTTCGTCGCCACGGCCGCCAGGGAAGCGCAGCATGCGCACCGAGATGTTCTCGTCTGCCCCATCTCGCTCCGCCTCATCCTTTGCGCCCAGCGCCGCCGTCAGCCACCCATAGACCATGTGCTTGAGCACGGATGTGCCTACACCCCACACACCAATGCTGCGGGCCACGGTCTTTTCGCGGTGGTTGACCTCGGTCTTTGCCGGGCGGTAGACGGCGCGGTCCGACTTCTTCTCCGCACGACCACGCACCAAGTACACGGCCTGCTTGATGAAGCCAAGTGGCGTCTCGATCATTCGATTGGAGCCAGAGTTGCCCACCAACTTCTTCACGAACTGCGCAACTGTCTCGGTCCAGTTGCCACCGTCCAACGCCGCCGCAGAAATCCCCATTTCAACTCCCTTCGCTGTGCGCCACGTGCCCTTCAGGTACTCATCCAGCGCGTCATACGTTTCCAGGATCGTTGGATCCAAGTCGATCACCGCATAGTCCACAACCCAGCGTCGCTGGCCGCGTCCCGTAGCGACCAGCTGGACCTCGGCGCGGTCATGCTGGAAATCGACGCCCGCCGTTAGCACCAATCCGCCAGGCGCCACGATGCCCCTGTGTACACCCGGCTCGGCTAGCTTCGCGACTTCTTCCGAATCCTGTTGCTGCCGCTCGCCTTCGAAGGGCAAGCCCAGCTTGAGGTTGTAAAAACCAGCCATCTTGTTCGGGTCGCGATTGGCCTCCGCCTTCGCGTCAGCCAGATCCTTCCATGACGGCCCTAGACCCAAGGGGGCATAAGCGGCCCAGGCGTGGAAGCTGCGGTGATAAGGGTCGGCCGCCGGATTCGTCGGCTTCCAGTACGCGGTGCCGCCGAACCCGCGCTCTGCCAGCATGGTGTCCTTGTGATGCTCGTGAATCACGCAGCCGCTCACCTCGCAGGCAAACGTCCCATCAGGCTGCAGACGCTCCACATCGAGCGCCTGCTCACCGCCGCACTCCGGGCACTGCACCACGTAGACGCACATGTCCCCCGCCTGGTAGCCGGCCTCGATGGCGCTGGCGCCTGCGATAGTGGGGGTGCAGGCACGGTAGACCTTACCGCGGTCGCCGTAGGAGCTGGCGCGCGCCTCCAGCTGCTGATCGGCCGGCCCCTGCCCGCCCAGGTCCTTCGGATATTCGTCCACCTCATCCATGAAGATGTAGCGAGCGGTGCGCTGCCGCAGCTGGTTGCTGGAGTTGGCCCAGATCGCCCAGAGCGTGCCGCCCGGAAAGTGCTTCTCCAACGTGTTGTCGGTCGCGAACTTCGCGCGCAGCTCGGGCATTTCCTGCACAGCCGGATCGAACTTAGACAGCACCCAGCTGCGAGCCAGGTCCTTGACGGGCTGCGCCACGATCATGGAGTCCGAGCCGCGATCGACCACGTACCCAACCCAGTTAATGCCGATCTCAGTGGCACCGATCTGGGCCGACTTCATGAAGTCGACAATGCGGACCGGCGAATGATCACTAAGGCAATCCATGATCTCGCGAAGGATCGGGTTTCGTGCCGTACGCCATTCGCCCGGCTCGGCGCCCGCACCCTTGGCGATGATCCGATTGTTATCGGCCCACACACTGACCGTCTGTTCCTCTGGCAGCGTCCACGCCTTCTCCCAGGCAGAGCAAACCACAGCACACGGGTCGGCCAGCACCACGTCATGGGCAATCAGGTCCAGACTCATTCTCCGGCGTCCTGCTGCGCGTCCGAATCAGCCGCTTCACCCGTAACGAGTTTCTGAGCGTCCTTCTGCATCTTGCCGGCGATCTTGCGGATCTCCTTTTCCAGCATCGCCTCCACCTTGCGCGGCTCACTCTCAGCGGCAAGCTGCGACCGCAGCCTGCTGGGCAAATTCATCATGCTGTTGAGCGCCTGGCGCACCAAGGTGAAAACCGCGCGCTCCACGCCCTTTGTGCGCGTCAGCTCGTTGAGTTGCTCACCCAGTTCCAGCTCTGCCAGCCGCGCCCGCGCCAGCCGTTCGCGACGCACCGCCTCCTGCACACTCGGCCCGCCGGAGGCGGAAAGAACGCCGGCATTGGCGGCAGCCGGGCTTTCGGCGCCTGGGGTGCGATCGCCTCCGCGCAGTGGGTGCGTCAGATCATTCAGAAGGGCGTCGCTGTCCTGGACCCGGATAGCCTTCCCCTCGCAAACCAACTTACCCTCACGGCGCATGCGGCGGATGTAGGAATCGCTGACCTTGCGATGCACCGCGTACTCGGCAACGGTCATCAAGCCGGTTCCGGAACTCATGCGGAACCCCCGTGTTCCATCGGAACCAAACTCGGAACCCAAAACATGCACGAGGATTGCGCGCCTGGTAGCCCGCAATTCCAAAAGGCCAGGAGGACCCGCGCCGAGAGGGCCCGCCGATGAGACGGGCGGCACACCGCTGCCCTGCCCGCCCTTGGATTCGCGTGGAACATCCCACCCGTCCTCACCGTCCCGACCATCGATGCAAGGTCTGGACAGTGCAAACCCTTGGGGCTGTTGAGTTGTCCTAAGTGTCCAGACTGTCCATACCTGTTGAGAGGTTTTGAGATTGGTTTGATGGGGTGGTCTTCCATGTACACGCGCGCGAAAAGGTCTGGACGGTCGGGACGGCCTTGCGTCGCAAGGGGAAAGGTCTGGTCAATGGTGAGGACAGGTCCGGACAATCCTGCCGAGGTATGGTCAGAAGTCAGGACCATCGCCCACCTCCGCCTGCTGGCCCTGGCTGCCGCTCGCCTTGCCTTGGCTGGCGCTCGCCATCCAGTCATCAACAGACTCGCCAACCCGAAACCATCGGGGCTCGCGTCCACCCTCCGGCCAGCGCCGCCTGGCGCTCTCCCATCCCAGCGTTTTCATAATTGCCGCCACACGCATCTGCTCAGGCCTCCCGTGCTTGCCGGCATCCAGTCCGATAGCGAAGGTGAGCAGGTCATCGGTGGTAGCCCATCCGAGCTTCGGAGCCATTTGCAGGCGGGTCGGATACTTGCCCACGTCGGCCCGCATCTCCACCCACGCCTCCACCCTGCCCTCCCAGCTGTCGCCAACGTACCGCGCGGCCTGCTCTTCCTTGGCGTCCTCGGGTAGCACCCAGAAGTCGAAGCCACCCTCAAACAGTTGGACGGCCTCAGCCCACAGCTGATCGCGCTGTTCGGTAATCAAGTCGATGCGCACTTGGCCCTCCGTCCTGACTGGCAGGAAGCGCCGGCCACCCGTTGGATCGCGCAGATACTGGTGTTCATTGGTCGTGCCAGTGAGTACGCACTCGCGCCTGTACGAGCGAGGGACGCGGTCATATGGCGCTCTGAACTTGTCGACGCGCCTGGTGATGGCGGTCTTTACGCTGGTCACGTCCGCCTTGGAGAAGGAGTCCATTTCGCCGATCTCAACCCCCCAGGCACCTTGGATCACCTGGTAGAAGTCCTTGCCGCTCGGCGACTCACTGGTCTCTACAAACCACTGGCTCCCGAAGATTGCGCGCAGGCCGCTTGACTTCTGCTTACCTTGCTCGCCTTCGAGCACCAGCATGAAGTCAACCTGCGCGCCGACAAAGGGCTGCTTCGGATCTACCCAAAGCAACCGCGCTACGGCACTCGCCATGAAACACTGCGCTGCGCGCCGGCTGTATGCATTGTCCGGCGCACCGAACATAGCCGTGAGCATCTGCTCAACGCGAGGGACGCCATCCCACTCAAGGGCGGTGAGGTATTCACGGATGGGATGGCGCCGGTAGCGCCGCGCCACAGCGATCACCGCCTTGAGCACGAGGTCGTCGCTGCATTTCATCCGGTACCGATCCGGGTGCTGCAGCCACGCGGATAGCTCATAAGCGTCCGTGTCAATGAACTCTTCGCGGCTACCCCCGCGCCACGGCGGATCTCGCTCCAGCTTCACCTGGTTGCTGGAGTCGTTGAGCCAGAACAGCTTTGCCAGCCGCTCATCGTTCTCCATGATCAGGAGGAGGTTGTGGAGCGTCCCCTCGACATTGTGGTCGCGGTTGAACGTCAAGTTGTCCTTCCATGCTTCCTGGTCTACCCCACCACCTCCTGGCGGCGGCGCACCGCGGCCACCATCGACCACGGTCAATCTCTTACGCTTCGGCTCTGTCATCCCCGTATTGCCTTTTCATGTCCTCGCGCGATGCGCAGGTACGTCTTCGCACGCTCGCGGCGTATAGCGCGCGAGGATTCGTAAGGGTTCTCGATGGCCGCCTTCGCAGCTAGGCGATACAGCCGTGCCAGCTCCCGATCTGAGTACTTGATACGTTCCAACAAGCGGCCGTTACGTGACATCGGGTGCCACCACATTCAATTCGACGACTCGGTTGGCCGCCCAGGCTGCGAGCTGCCG